TGCAGAGATCCGTCGTCTAAGAGAAATTTTGGATAACGTGCGGAGCGTTGAACGGATTCATGCAGAAGAGGAGTATAAATTAAGCTTAAAATCATGTGGCATCTTATAACATTTTCCGGCCGCCCGTACGAGTGGCAGACCGAGCAGATTGTCCACCGCGCGCCGGGATATGGCGCGGGCAAGGTTCATGTGTACGATGACGTGTGGCTCCGCGAGACAGGCTTCTTCCGGCAGAATCAGTGGCTCTGGGAGCACCACGGCGACCGGCAGAACCACAAGCGCGGTTTCGGCTGGTTCGCCTGGAAGCCGTTCGTCATCCTGGATGCGCTGGAACGCGCGGAAGATGGCGACGTGGTGCTGTTCCTCGATGCCGACTGCTATCCGATTCACGACCTGGGCGCGCTGTACAGCGAGTGCGAACGCAACGGCGGCGTGATGCTGTTCAACGTGGTGGGTGCCGAGCGGTTCAACTATATGTGGTGCAAGCGGGATTGTTTTCTGGTAATGGGGCAGGATGATCCCAAATACTGGTATGCGCCTGCGGGTGTCGCGCGTTTTATGCTATTCCAGCGCGGTCCGTGGAAAGCCAAGCAATTCCTGATGGAGTGGCTGACATATTGCGTTAATCCGTTGGCGACCACGTTTGATGAAAACAAGCTGGGACACCCGGATATTCCTGCCGCGCCGGGTGATCAGCGGAGGTTCGCATTCGCCGAGCACCGCACCGAGCAGGCGATTATGACCAATCTGGCGCACAAGTACGGGTTCAAGCTATACCGTGAGTGCTGCCAGTTCGGGAACCAGGTAGACCCGGCGCTGTACGATGCGGTGTTGGACGGATACCCGCAAATGTTCATCCAGGACGGACGCCGAGTGACGGACGACGGCACAGGCAGCAAGTTTAGGAACGTGCCACAGAGGACGGAATGAGAAGATTCTACTACGTGACTATATTTGTGGGTAGCGCGCGCTGGGGGCCTGACCAGTGGAGCGTGGAGATGAACAGGTACTGCGGAGAGAACCAGGACGCCGAATTAGTGTCAGTTTTTCAGGTCGATATGTCTATAGCCGCAACATTCAAGCATATGAGACCATAATGAAGCTACGTTGGTGGAAAACGGCGGATGAATGGCGCACGGAGATCGTGCGGCGCGCGTACAATCACGCCACGGAGATCAAGGTGCTTCAGGATCGCATCGCTGGGCTGGAGGCGAGTCTGGCGATAGCCAAGGACGATCTGCGTCGGGCCAACCAGCAGCGCGAAGAGTGGCGGCGCAAGGCGCTGGGAGTGGGCCAGCGATGAAACTGATCGGACTGATGCCGGCGCGTTCAGAGGGCTGGATTATTGGCCTGTCTGCGCGCGTGGCGCTGATGTGGTGCGATTCGCTCATCCTGCTCGACCATGCCAGCACCGACGCAACTTTGCTGAGGATGGCAGACATAGCACTCCAGCACCCCGGCCGAGTCACGATCCTTAAGGAGTACGGCAAGTGGGACGAGATGGCGCACCGGCAGCGCATGCTGGAAACTGCGCGCGACTTCGATCATCAAGCAACTCACATTGCCATGATCGACGCCGACGAGGTGTTGACCGCCGACTCGATGCCGATAATCCGCAAGGATATCGAGATGCTGCAGCCGGGTGTCATGCTCTATGCCAGCATGTTCAACATGCGCGGTACGCACCTGACTTACCACACTAACGGCGTTTGGGGTAACCGGCAACTGTCCATAGCGTTCAAGGATACGCCGGCCGCGCACTGGCAGGGCGACACCTTCCACCACCGCGAGCCGCATGGAGTTTACTGGCGGCACATCCAATCACCGGCCAAGGTGATGCACCTCTGGGGTGTGACCGAGCGGCGCCTGATCGCACGGCACGCGCTTTACAAAGTCACCGAAGCGCAGCGCTGGCCTAACAAGCCGCGCGCGTCGATTGACGCGCAGTACAATCTGGCCATCAAGCCGCGCGCCACCGACCCGGAATGGACCTTTGCTACCGCTCCGGATAAGTGGTGGTGCGCGTATTCTCGGCTGACCCGGCACATGGATCTGGATCGCGTTCCCTGGCAGGAAGCGGAAGTGAGGCGCATGCTGGCCGCTGATCCATCGCTTGCTGATGGGCTTGACCTGTTCGGAGTGGAGAAATGAGAGTGGATATCATTTACGCCGAAACCCTTGAACAGCTTGACGTGTGCGTGCAATCGTTCCTGGACACCACCGAGGGCCGCAACTGGGAGCCATCAGGAGGCCCGTTTCAGGACCGCGACGGGCGCCGCTGGGGATGGGCTGTGCGCCGGCAGCGCGGGGCCGCGCCACCTGTGGGCGAGGTAAATCTTAGAGGGACTCGGCGGTGAAGTCTACCGGGGCCAGTCTTGTAAAGTTCGCGTACTACGACGGAGCCAAAGAGGAAATAGTGGAATTCTGCGTATCTTCTGAATATCTGTGGAGCGCGGAGGGTTTGGCGCAACTGTATGAGGCCTGCAGAGATAGCTACCTAGGAGCAGACGTGGATATGCGGGCGTCGTGGCACCTCGCGGGAGTGGCAAACTTTGATGGCTTTGTGATAGAAGCCGACGAGGTGATAGACTCTAAGCCATGAACCGCATTCGCGCGTGGCTCTCAAAACGGCTTGGCATTGATGATCTTCAGCGATCCGCCCAGCAGCAATTCCTAGATTTACAGCGCCGCAATGAAATTCTGCAAGATGAAAACCGCGCGCTACTCCTGCGTGACCGCGAAGACGAAGGCAGGCAGCGGGCAATGGAAGAGCGCGCGGAATACGCCGAGGCGCTGTCAATGTACGGCGCTGGCCCTTGGCAGCCTACCGGCGTGGCAGTGAACGAGGCCGGAAAGATCGAGGGCGGCGGGGTTGCACTGAAGGAGAGGTACTGGGAACTTGAATTGGCGCTTGAAGATCGCGGCTGGCAGCGTCAACTGGCGATGGCTCAAACCGAGTTCAGCCGCTATGGAATCCAACAGATTATCCTGATTTCCCGACTGTATTTCATCAAAAACCCGCTGGTTCGCCGCGGCGTGGAGTTGTGCGCTGATTACGTGTTTGGCCGCGGAATGCAGATCACTTCTGACGACGAAGACGCAAATACCTGCATTGAACAGTTCATGGAGGCGAATCAAAAACAGTTGGGCGTCACCGCGCTTCTGCAAAAGGAGCGCACTTTGAAAACAGACGGGAACCTATTCTGGGCACTGTTCACGGATCAAGCTACAGGCATGGTGATGGTGCAGACCATCGACGCCGCCGAGGTCGAGGACGTTATCACCGACCCAGACAACTCCGATGTGGAGTGGTTCGTCAAGCGGCGCTGGATTCAGGCTGTGTTTGATCCTGAAACGGGAGCCACGCAGCAAATCTCCAAGGTGTGCTGGTACGTGGCGCTGGGATATGAGACGAACGCGACGGCATTCGGCCCGCAGCAGGAGCCGGTTATGCGCGTGGCTGGTGAGCCGGTGTACGTGTACCACCGCAAGGTGGGCGGCATCGAAAAGTGGCGCTTTGGCTGCCCTGAAGTCTACCCGATGATCGATTGGGTGCGCGCCTACAAGCACTACCTTGAGGACTGGTGCACGATCCAGCGGGCATTCGCGCGCTTCTCGTGGGATGTGAAGACCAAAGGGGGCGCCGGCGCGATAGCGAACCTCAAGAATGCGCTGGCGACTACTCTGGCAAACGGCGGTACGTGGTGGGAACAGAACCCGGCACCAAATACCGGTTCTCCGTGGATTAGCGGCCCGGGAACGACGCTGCAGCCGTTCAAGACACCGCAGAACAACCCGGAGGCTTCCCGGCGCGTGGCAATGATGGCGTGTTCGGCAATCGGGCTACCCGAAACGATGCTCTTGGGCGATGCCACCACGGGCAGTCTGGCGACCGCGGTATCACTCGACCGGCCCACGGAATTGAAATTCACACAGCGGCAGGAACTCTGGCGGCAGGATCTAAAGGTGATCGTGGGATATGCGCTTGAACGTTCGCTGATGGCTCCTAAGGGCAAACTGCGAGAAGCGCTAAAAGCAAAGGGGAAATCGCCCGACACAAAGACTGCGGCGGATGGTGCGCAGGCCGTGCGCGTTACCTTCCCTGCCGTCCTGGAGCACGATGTGACCGCGCGCGTGGCGGCCATCGCGGAAGCGCTAACCCTCAACGGATTCGAGGCTACCGGCATTGACCAGCGCGTCGGTATCAAGCTGCTGTTGGAAGAACTCGGTGTGGACGATGCACAGAGCGTCATCGAGGCCATGTTCCCCGAAGATCAGTACGATGAACTGGTGGACCGTACACCGCTGTTGAAGGCCGAGAATGAGCAGGCCATCGAACAGGCCAAGAATCCGCCGCAGCCGGGCATGGAAGGACCGACCGGCGCACCGTCGCAAGGGCCAATGCCCCGCAAGCCGCACGCGCAGAAGCTAAACGCGCAGCCGCCCAGCCCGTCGAAGGCCAGCGAGGCGGCGATAAACCGGGCGGTCGTGGCGCTAAAGAAAGCGCTGGAATCGCGGAGGGTTAATGGGCACGCCTGAGGCTGCCAATCATGAGAAGTTTTTGGCGCACCTGTCCGCGAGCGGGGACGCATGCTGGCTTGTTTCTAAGTGGCTTCAATCTCGCGGCTACCCGGTACGGGTAAATCCAACGTTCTACTCGCCTGAACCAAAGGCGTGGAAAGAATACGCGGACGGTGGAGATATCGAGATAGGGCTACGCATCGAGGTAAAGGGACTGTCCGCGGCATTCACTTCTGATACGGATTGGCCCTTCCCCAATTTCATCGTGTGCGCAAAGCATTCATTTGATCGATCACGTCCAAGGCCATATGCATACATCGCGGTTAACGAGGCGCGGACCCATATCGCAATGGTCAAAAGCGCATCTCGTCCGTAGTGGACGGTAGAGAGGAAGTCGGACGGCCGCTATCAGGGGGTGCAGCAAGAGTTTTATGTGACCACGCTTAATAACGTATCGTTCCACGCACTCAGGGAAATAATGTGAAGATCTACCTCGTGCGCCACGCTGAATCCGAAGACGGCCCGCGCGAAGATCCAACCCGCGCGCTAACCGAAACCGGACACGCGCAGGCCAAGGTAATCGCCGGATTCCTGCACCGCGAATTGGGACGCGCCAACGTGGTGCTGTGTTCATACTTCAAGCGTGCGGTGGATACGGCCAAGCCGATCGCTGAAGCGCTGGGCGCGCCCATCGTGAACCTGTGGCAATTGCACCCCGATGGCGATCCCACAGAATCGCTGGACGCGATCAAACGACACGGCCAAGGGGATACAGTGGTCGTCACGCACCACCCGCTGACGAACGCGCTTATCGAGCGGCTGACCGGCGCAAAGACGGATGACGTGTCATTCCACCACGGGCACGTAGCGCACTGCCACGGCGGCAAGTTGCATTGGCTCGTCAGTCCGCACCTGGTGGAACGCGATGAAGCCGTGACCGAGGCGGCAATCGCCGTGGCCGATTCGCTGTTGGAGGCGATGCCGACTCCAGCGCATGACCGGCGCAACGCCGCGCTGGAAAAGCCGATCGCCAACGCTGAGCGTGCGGTGCGCAAGCACTTCAAACGGCAAGAGCGGGCGTTTATGCCAATGAAGCCTCCAGTAGCCGGATTCCGAGAGGCAGATGCCGACGCCGAAGGTATCGAGGCGTCCCTTCGCGCTACGTTGGCGTCCCTCCCTGTAGATGAGCTAATCGCTGATCTGTTTGATGACGCTCTATCCGCCGCGCTGACAGCAGCCGCCACGCACACCGCGTCCGACTTCGCCTACTCCGATGACGGCGCCTACGCCAGTTTCGAGGCGCGCTACCTGGCAAACCAGGGCTTTGCCAAGATTGCCGGCGGCATCGACAATACCACCATCCGGCAGGTAGCTCTGTCCGTAGCGAGGGCCTATCAGGACGGCGCCGACTATCAGGGAATCGTGGCGGCCATCAAGCACAGGTTCGCCGACTTCAACGATTACCGGGTGAACCTGATCGCGCAGACCGAACTGAACAATGCCTACAACGCCGGGATCGTTGAACTCGGCATGCAGGCAGGCGCGGATGAGAAGTCTTGGCACACGCAATCGGATAAGCCGTGCCCGTCGTGTGTGGCGAATGAAGCCGCGGGGCGCATCCCGATCAGAGCGGCATTCCCCAGCGGCGCGCAATCTCCATGCGGGCACCCAGGCTGCTATTGTAGTCTGGAAGTACACGCCAGCGGGCGCGATGTGGAGGAGGATGCAGCATGATTTACGCAGATTCCCAAAGAGCGGCACGCTTTCCATGTACCACAGTTGGCGAAGTCCGAGGATTCAGCGCGCAGAAGCGCATGGGGCAGCCCAAGACCATAGAGGAAATGATCTCTGAGCTAGATCGGGCGGGATGGCGAAAAGTGATGGCTGCGGTTTGGATATCTCCTAACGGCAATTTGTTTCGCGGTCCGTTCGGCGCATGGAAGGCAATGATGGCGGGAGCTAAGTGAATTTCAAAGCCACAGCATCAGCGATGCCGGTCAACACGGCAGCCGTCATGGGCAAGATTCGCGCGGCGGTTCAGTTGTCGGTAGAACAGGCTTGCGAAATCATAACCGAGGAAGCGCAGGCGATCGTACCTGTCAAGACCGGCGCACTCCGCGAAAGCATCGGCTGGACGACCGACGAACAGTCTGGCATGATCGTAGGCACCGTGAGCGCAAAGGTGCCATACGCTGGCTATATCGAATTTGGGACCGGGAGGCGCGGCGCCGCAAGCCCAGGCGCCGGTCCGTACCCGTACACGATGACCTGGCCGGGGATGGTGGCGCAGCCGTTTATGCGGCCAAGCGTAGATACTGCGCGGGAGTCCGTAAAGCAGGTATTCATAGATAACGTGGCATTGGCCCTGAAATAGGATCTGCGTATCGCTCAGGCCGTCGCCTTCTGTCTGATTCAGCCTCGCATGTTCGGCATGTACGCCTAGGATTCCCGTTTTTCTGTATTCTGACCCGGGTGTTTCGTTCTGTATACGGATGGCCCTTGGCGCAATGCGTGCGATCCAACAGATGTTTACCGGCATTACCGCGGCGCACGTTCTCCAGGTGCGTGACTAGTTCCATATGGTCACAGTTTACGCACGGACGATAACGGCAAAGGTGATCCGGCTCTAAGCCCTTAGGGACTGGACCACGCTGGACGGTCCAAGCGGCTCGCGGATTTCGCATTGGGCGTCCGTCGATCCAAAACTTGCCGTACCCGTTGTTAAGGTGACCTGTCCACTCCCAGCATCCGCTAGACAGGACGCGGACATGGGACATGAATCTATCGAGTGTGGTTTTAAAGCTATACTGATTATTAGCCATAGCGGTTCTTCTCCAACTGCACTGGTCAGGGCGGCGCGCGCACTGGATATGCTCGTGTCGCCCGGAAAAGCTATTGTATCACAGCCGCGCCGCAATCTCCATCGCACTCAACCCGCGCTCCACACCTTCACGCACCCGCGCCGCGCACGCTTCCCAACCCGAGCGGTAGCCACGGGCGGATAATTGCGTGGCGCGCAGGCGTTTCCTGAAAGAATCATGCAGCGCGCGGCATTTTGAGCACCATGGGTGCTTACCGCGCGCCTCCTCCGATTTGCACCTCGTGCACTGAGCCAAAGGCAATAATACCAACATTACGACGTATTTGCTACCAAGAGTCACGCATTTGTGTTTATTCTCTCTTTGAATGCCTCTGTCGAAGGGCTTTGAAGTTCTCGCTCTCAAAATTCAGGAAGCCGCTATCGGAATGACGCACGGCAATGTGCGCAACGCGCTGGAAGGCGCGGTTATGGACGCACACGCCACGGGCCAATCCTACGGCCATTACGTGGATCATTCCGGCGACGGCGAATCGGGCGATTGCATCTATACCACGAACGGCGAGTTGTGCAGCGCACCGTACACCATCGGCACCGTGGGCGGAAAGATGCACGCCAGTATTGACCACGAGAAGCGTGAGCCGGTGATGGCGAACGTTACCTACCATCCGAAGGCGACCGACGACGACCACTACACCGCGATGGAATCGGCCGGCTTCTACGAAGCCGGCAGCGCGCGATACGCGGAGCGGTTCATCAGCAAGGGCGAACGAGACAAGGCCGACGCTGGGGATTTCGCCGGAAAGGGCAAGAGCTTTCCAATCCTGAAGCCGGAAGATGTGGGTGCCGCAGTCCATGCGATGGGGCGGGCCGGATCTGCCAACTACGGCATGAGCGGGCTAAAGAGCCGCATCATCGCCATTGCCAAGAAAAAGGGCTGGACGAGCCATCTCCCCAAGTCCTGGCAGGACGGCGAAGACAAAGAGTGCATGGACTCGGTACGCGAGACGGAGATCGTCGGCGATGCCATACCCCTTAAGGAGGGCGCCGTTGGCCAGGACGGCACCGCTTACCTGAAATTAATTTCTCCTGGCCGGGGATCGTCCGGTTATTACCCAGCAGACGTGTTGGAGAGGGACGGCCCCAGAGTTTTCAAAAAGGGCACCAAGAATTTCTGGAACCATCAGACCGACGCCGAGGAAGCCGCGCGGCCGGAAGGCGATTTGCGCGACTTGGCGAGCGTGTTGACCGAAGATGCCCACTACGAGCATGCCGGTCCAGCAGGGCCTGGGCTGTATGCTAAGGCCGAGGTGCAACCGCACTACCGGGGCCCGGTGGACAGCCTGGCGAAGCACATCGGCATGTCGATCAGGGCAACCGGAAAAGCCAAGGAAGGCAAAGCTCCGGATGGCAAGACCGGACCCATCATCGAGCAGCTAACCCGTGGTATCAGCGTGGATTACGTGACCACGCCGGGTGCGGGCGGACAGATTTTGCAGTTATTCGAGGCGGCGCGAGGAAGCCGTCAAATCCAAGTACAGGAGAGCCAAGATATGGCGGATGACGCCAGATTGCAAGAAGCGCTCGCCCAGATCAGGAAACTGAATGGGCGGCTCGCGCTGACCGAGGCGGCCGGCGTCATTTCCGGCTATTTCCAAACCGTTCGCGTGGGCGAAGCCATCCGGCAGCGCGTCACGCAGAATCTGCTTTCGGGCACGATGCCGCTTACCGCATCCGGGGAACTGGACAGCGAGAAACTCGGGAAGATGGCCGAGGCGGCGACGAAGGAAGAGTGCGATTACGTATCGCGGCTTTCCGGTGGCGCTATCGTCTTCGGCATGGGTGCGCCAGTCACCACCATGACCGAGGCGGATCGCAAAGCGCTGGCCGACGCCGAAGCCAGAGAGTTCACCAGCACGATGGGCGAACTAGCCGGTTTCGTGATGGGCGAAGCGAGCGACGGAGCCGACAAGCAGGAGCGCAAGAAGTTCAAGCGCTTGCACGACGCATTCATTAACCGAGGGGAGGCCGCCTAAATGTTCAGGAATCCTCTGCAAGAGGGCCGCTGCGAAGCGCCCAACCAGGTATTGGAGCAAGGCGGTGCGCAGCCCCTACAGGTTGCTGTTAATCCGTCCATAACTATCCAGAGCGGGCAGCCGCTGCTGATCGGTCAGTTGGCGGCGGTGGCGATGACCAGCAATCCGCCGCTGTTGCAGCCGGGCACGTTGGCCCCGTTGCAGTTGCCCAGCACGGGCAATATCGCAGTGCTGCTGGCTGGAGTTTTCAATCTCACCGTGACGGCGAAATCTTCACTCAGCCCGAGCACGGGCAGCGCGGTGAACCCCGGCGACAAGATCTACGCGGACGGCGGAACGCTGGACACAAACAGCAACGTGACGCTCGGTTTCACGCTGGACAAGAACACCTCGGGCGTGCTGTTCGGCTCCGCAGTAAGCGTGGGTGGCGCGGGTGGACCGCTGTTAGTTTCGGCGACGACCGGCATTATCGCGGTCAGACTCAAGGAGGGTGCATAAGTGGTTTCGTTCAATGAGGTAGTCAAAAACTACGGCGACTTCGCGAGTGCATCGCGTTTCGCAAGCCTCCCTCCGGGAATCACGATCAACAATCCCGGCGTATCCGGCGCGGCCGACGCGCGCGACATCCGCGAAGGGCTGTATACCCCTTGGCGCGGCTCGCAGACCGACAAAGAGCCGGGCATGGTTCCGGTGCGCGTTCCCGGCCAAGGCGACCCGCGGCGCGCGCTTTATGAGCGCAAACTGTTCGAGGCCAGCAAGGTCCTGAACCAGGCGCTTCGCGGCAACAAGTGGGCAATTCTGTCCATCAACGAAGCGATGAACGGGCGCCCCTTGCGAGTGACTGAGGCGCTGTCCATCTCGGATTTCCCCAACATCTTTGGCGATATCATCGACCGTGCCGTCATCGCCAATTATCGCGAGACGCCGTACACCTGGAACATGATTGCCACGCACGCCGACGTGGCCGACTTCCGCCAGGTCAAGCGCTTCAGGATTGACTACGGCACGGCGCCGAACAACACGCCGATCGACCAGGGCGCACCGTACCCCGAAGACAAGATCTCGGATGCGGCGCAGCAGGCGGGCACGTATGTCCCTCCGGGCGCAGCCGCCGGTGTCGGGTACTACGCCTACAATCTCCAGAAGTACGGCAAGCGCATGCCGTTCTACTGGGAGACGTTCATCAACGATGATCTCAACGCCATCAAGGACGTTCCAGCGCGCTTCGGGCGCGGCATGCGCCGCGGCGAGGAGTACTTCGTCACGAATCTTTTCGCGAACAACACCAATTTCTTCAATACCGCGAACTTCAAGAACGTGGTGAGCTCGGCAAACACGCCGGGCAATGTGTACACCGCGAACAACCCGCCGCTGTCGATCACCGCACTCGCACAGGCGATGGTGGTTATGTCCCTCCAGCGCGATCTGGATGGCCAGCCGATCGACATTGAGGCTGTGACCTTGGTGGTCCCTCCGGCGTTGAAGGTGACGGCCCAGAACATTCTGAACGCCGATTACTTCTGGGCCAACGATCAGGGCGGTACGGTCATCGACCCGAGCAGCGGCGGAAACGTTTCGGCGCAGCGCTTGAATGTGGCCAACTGGGCGCGGAACATCGTGAAACTCGCCGTCAATTACTACCTGCCGATCGTGGACAGCACCTACGGCAACCAGGGCTGGTACCTGTTCAGCGATCCGAACAGCGGGCGCCCGGCGCTGGAATTCGCGCATCTTCGCGGGCGCCGCATGCCGGAACTGTTCATGAAATTACCGAACTCGGTAGCCATCGGCGAGGGCCAGATGGGACCCGGCGCAGGGCCGATGATCGGCACCACCATGCAGAATCCGATGGAGGGCGATTTCGACACCGACGCCATCCATTACAAAATCCGCCATGTTTATGGCGGTGTGCAGATGGACCCGCTAATGGCGGTCTACAGCAACGGAAGCGGGACTGGAACTTAGGAGGCCTGGGGAGGTTTTCTAGGATGGCCCGCTCGCCGCTCAGGTGGTGGGCGGGCCATTTGACTTTATGAGGAGCGAATGAGCGAGAAGCTAAAGACAGCCGGGCTGCTGGCACTCCTACTGTTCGGCGTATGGGGCATTGGCGACGGCCTGTGGAACATGCCGCGGGCGCACGCACAGGGCGGCGCATCGCAGACGGTCACGCTACCCGATATCACCGGGACGGGCGCGAATGTGTGCCTGGCAACCTCAGGTACTGCGCGCTGGATTCAGATCATCGCGCCGTCAGGAAACTCCGCTGTTGTGCGGCTCGGGTACGGGGCGACGTCATCCCGCGGTGCGGCTATCGCGGCTGGCGGTGGCTTCTTTTTCCCCCCGCTGACCCGCCAAGATCTCGCGCCGGTCCAAAATGTGTACGCACTGGCCGAGACGTGCATGTATATCGCCAACGGAGATTCCGTGACCGTAACCTACCTGCCATGAGCCTCCCTCCCTATCCCGTTGATCCGTCGAATGGGCCGCCGTATCCGCCGACTTACAGTGCAATCCCCGGCGGCTTCACGTATGATCCGAACGCGAACTACCAGTTGTTCATCGTGCGCAGCCTGATACCGGATACGGACGTTACGCATCCCATTTTCAACGACGATGAGCTAAACGCCTTCATCTTCCTGGAAAGTTCGCAGGGGATTTACCAGTCGTCGCAGTCGGACCCGACCGGTTCAAATGTGCCGCAGGCCGTGAGCGTGTACGATTACCGGCGCGCGGCGGCGACGGCGATTGATGTGATTGCCAGCAGCAAAGCGCGGCTGGCCGTGATTTCTTCGATGTTGGACGTGAAACTCAATGCGAAGGACGTTCAGACGGCACTGCATGCGCAGGCCGAATCTTTGCGGGAACAGAGCGACAATTCCGGCGCCTTCGCTATTGCCGAGTGGGTAAATGACGCATTTTCGGCACGCGA